AGAGGTTCCTAAATGGACATGGAAATAAAAGACATGGCTTCAGAGCTTGAAGATGATGTAATGGAAGCGATGGACATGGAAGAACCTATGTCCGATGACGAATTACAAGGGGTTATTGGGGGCGAGATAGATGACGCGGTTGATTTTATTGATAACATCATTTCGCCAATTCGTGCGGAAGCAACTGAATACTATCGCGGCGACCCTTTCGGTGACGAAGAAGATGGACGCAGCCAAGTCATATCAATGGATGTGCGCGATACAGTCCAAGCTATTCTTCCAAGCCTCATGCGTATATTCACTGGTTCGGAACAAGCTGTTGAGTATATTCCACAAGGCCCCGAAGATGTAGAAGCTGCCGAACAGGCTACCGATTACGCAAACTTCATTATGTATCGTGACAATGACGGGTTCCTAACGCTTCATAGTGCTTTTAAAGATGCTCTAATCCGCAAGGCTGGCATAGTTAAAGTTTACTGGGACGAAAAGACCAGCGTTGAAAACTACGAAATGTCTGGCCTAGATGATGCTGCGCTTGCCGCAATTGCGTCCGACCCTAAAGCCATGATTGAAATACAAGTATCACGTCCAAGCGGCGACCCAATGATTGACCCAATGACGGGTATGATGATTGAAGCGCCATTGATCCACGATGTGTCCGTTAAGTATGAAACCAAAGATGGCCGCGTTCAAATTGAAGCGTTGCCACCAGAGGAGTTCCTAATCGACCGCCGCGCTAAATCTATGGAAGAAGCTGACTTCATTGCACACCGCCGCACGGTCACTATTTCTGAGCTTGTAGCTATGGGCTACGATGAAGATGAGGTTGAGGACTTGGCCACTGGCGTTGATGAACTAGACATTAACGTGGAGCGCTACACTCGTAACCCAGCACTAACTACAATGACCAACAACCGCACAGACGAAGCTATGCGGAAGGTTATGTATTACGAATGTTATACCAAAGTTGATTTTGACGGTGACGGCATTGCAGAGCTTCGTAAGGTTTGCATGGCTGGTTCTGGCAAGAAAATACTAATGAACGAGCCTTGCGCCGTTGTTCCCTTTGCCGTGTTCTGCCCCGATCCAGAGCCACACGATTTCTTTGGTATGAGCGTAGCTGACGTGACTATGGACGTTCAGCGCATCAAGTCAGTTATTATGCGTAACACGCTCGACAGCTTGGCCCTAAGTATCCACCCACGCATGACTGTGGTTGAGGGACAGGTAAACATTGAAGACGTTATGAATACAGAGGTGGGTGCTATTATCCGCCAGACAACCGCTGGTGCCGTGCAACCTCTTGCGGTGCCGTTTCTAGGGCAAGCAGCGTTCCCAATGCTGGACTATATGGATCAGGTCAAAGAGAGCCGCACAGGCATCTCTAGGGCTTCGTCTGGGCTTGACGCTAATGCCCTACAGAACCAGACTGCAACGGCTGTAAACGCCACTGTGCAGGGCGCACAGCAACGTATTGAGATGATAGCCCGCGTCTTTGCAGAAATCGGCATGAAACAACTATTCAAGCTTATCTTGCACTACGTCACAACGCACCAAGACCAAGCCCGCATGATACGCTTACGCAATGAGTTCGTGCAAGTTGACCCACGCGCTTGGAACAACGCTATGGACGTATCAGTTAACGTGGCCCTTGGTCGTGGCACTGATAGCGAACGCATGGCTATGCTAATGCAGATCGGAACTATGCAGAAAGAGGCCATGCAAACGATGGGCAATGAAAACCCATTGACCGACATAACAAAGCTATCCAACACGCTTAAAGCCATGACTGAATTGTCTGGGTTTAAAGATAGCTCTCAGTTCTGGTCTGACCCCGCCGACTTTAAGCCAGCGCCACAAGAGCAAAAGCCTGACGTAAACGAAATGTTTATACAGGTGCAAATCCAGCAAATCCAAGCCGACATTCAGAAGAAATCGGCTGAGTTGGAACTTGAGCGCCAGAAGATGCAACTGGAAGATGACTTCAAGCGCGACAAGCTGGAAGCCGACATCTTGATTGCTGCGGAAGAAATGAAGGCTAAGTACGGCGCTATGATGAATGTCGAAAAGCTAAAGGCCGATATGGCATCACAGCGCGATGTGTTCAAAGCACAGGCTGACGTAATTAAAGAGGGCGTTCGTGGCTAAAACCCAAAAGCAAACCATTGAAGACGGTCATTCGGCGCATCGGTTAACTAACGACACCGACTTGACCCGCTTCATGGATGAAATCGAAGCCGAAGCGTTTACCCTTTGGAAAACTTCGAAAGATGTAGAAGGCAGGGAAGCCGCCTACCAACGTGTGCATGGAGTTAATTTGCTGCGGCAAAAGCTCAAAAGCCTCGTTGATAACGCAACTATTGCTCAAAAGCAGATTTTGTAGCATAATATAGGAGATTGGTAATGACAGACAACAACAACCCGCAAGGGACTGACCTGTCGGATGCCGCTAATGCAATCAACGCCATGCTTGCGCCCGAAGGGGATAACGTAACAGACGTAGATGCGCCCGACATCGAGGAAGAAGATGTCGACTTGGACGAAACGGATGAAGATGAATATGAGTCCGATGAGTCCGATCCTGATGAAGAAGATGACGAAGGCGATGACCAAGACCTATCTGTCGATATTCTAGCAGCCGAAATTGAGGTTGATGGTGAACAGATAAAGGTCGAAGAACTCAAAAACGGCTATCTGCGTCAAAGGGATTACACCAAAAAGACTATGGAATTGTCAGAAGCGCGTAAGTCGTTTGATGTTCAAGTCCAAGAGGTCAATTTGGAACGCGCACAATATGCAGAGATTTTACCTAAGTTACAGGAAAAGATCGAAGCGTTCGCGCCGCAAGAGCCTGATTGGGACAAACTGTATGATGCAGACCCCGTGGGGGCAGCTAGAATGGAACGGAACTGGAAAAAACAGCAAGCAGAACGAAATCAAACTCTGCAAGCCGCCGCTTCCGAAAGAGATCGTGTCCAAGCACTATTAGCCGCTGAAAAGCAAAGGGCGTTTCAAAACTACGTTGCCAAGCAACAAGAAACGCTGCCGCAAGTTATCCCTGAGTGGGGCGACATGAACGTTGCACAACGGGAAGCACCAGAAGTGACAAAGTTTCTTTTGTCCGAAGGTTTCACGGAAGATGATGTTAACGGTGTCTTTGATGCCAAGATAGTGAAGTTAGCAAGGATGGCCATGCTTCATGCGAAAGGGTCTAAAAAAGCAAACGAGGTTAAAGCTAAACCCCAGATGCAAAAGACCAAGACCATGAAAGGCGGATCGACTAACACTGCGCCGCGTCCGAAGTCAGAAGTGCGGGAAGCGCAACTGCGCCTAAATAAGTCTGGTCGTATCAGTGATGCGGCTGCAATAATTCGCAATATGCTTTAAGGAGCAACACATGGCTATCGTAGCAAATACATTCACCTCTTTCTCGGCGAAAGGTATTCGTGAGTCACTTTCAAATGTGATCGCAAATATTAGCCCCGAAGAAACACCATTTCAATCTAACGTAGGTTCGGAAAATGTAAAAAATACATTCTTCGAATGGCAAACCGACTCGTTGGCTGCAACATCCACAACCGCTGTCATTGATGGCGATGATGTTGCTTCGTTCGACGCAACTGCCGCAACAACTCGTTTGGGCAACTACAGCCACATTCGTCGCCGCACACTAATTATTGCTGACAACTTGGAGTTCCAAGACAAAGCTGGCCGTGCAAACGAATTGGCCTACAACCTTGCTAAACGTGGCAAGGAACTAAAACGCGACATTGAAGCCACCCTTTTAAACAGCAACGCCCGCGTTGCAGGGAACGCTTCAACTGCCCGTGAAACTGCTGGTCTGCCCGCTTGGTTGGCTACAAACACCAACAAAGCTGGTGATGGTACTGACCCAACTGGTGACGGCACTGATACCCGTGGAGACGGAACACAACGTGCTTTCACTGAAGCAATGCTCAAAGACGTTATGCAAAAAGCATGGACGGCTGGCGGCAATCCTTCGGTGTTGATGGTTGGCCCGTTTAACAAAACTGCTGTATCAGCGTTTACTGGTATTGCTGCACAGCGCTACACGGCTACGGGTTCTGAGCCAACTACAATAATTGGAGCTGCTGACGTCTACGTTTCAGATTTTGGTTCTCTATCGGTGGTGCCTAACCGCTTTCAGCGTGAACGCGATGCCTTCGTAATTGACCCAGAATATGCTTCGGTTGCTTACTTGCGCCCAATTCAACAGAAAGAATTGGCGAAAACAGGCGATGCTGAAAAGCGTATGGTCATTGCTGAGTTTGGCTTGATCGTTAAAAACGAAGCTGCACATGGTATTGTTGCAGATTTGACTGCTTCCTAATAAAGTGACGGGGCGGCTTTCGGGTCGCCCCATCCACATAGGAGCCTAACATGGCACGAATTTTCGATACCGATGCGCTTGCTGGAATTACCCGCTATTGGCACGTCAAAGACAACGGTGAATTTGTAATTGAAACGGTGCAGCAAGCAGACGCAATATTAGATAGCAACAAGCGTCAATTCAATTCAGCCAGCAATAAACACGGAGACATGGACAAGGTAGCGTCAATCCCGCTTTCAGTGTATTATGACCTCAAACGTCAAGGCATTGCGGACGATCCGAAAGCGCTAAAGAAGTGGCTAAACGATCCAGACAACCGCGCATTTAGAACAAGAGGTGGCCGACTGTGAGCATTACGACCTATTCAGAATTGAAAGCGGCCATTGCTGATTGGCTTTTACGGACTGACCTAACAACGGTTATCCCATCTTTTATTTCGTTAGCCGAAGCGCAGATGTCGCGTGACATTCGCAACCGCCGTATGATTAAGCGGGCTACCGCAAATATTGACACGGAATATTCTGCTATCCCTGCGGACTGGCAAGAAACAATCCGCTTCGAC